GATCAACGCGGTGCAGGCCCAGGCAAAGCTGATCGGGCTTGATACATGAGCCTGCTTGACTTATGCCCTCGTGGTTCATTGTTAGAACCGGTGAAGGAAGCTGTCATTGAAACCGATTGGTCGCCTTTTGCTAAATCGCTATACGAAGCACTAACCGAACCTCAGCGTGAAGTATGGGATGATCCTTGCCGATTCAAGCTGCTTTGTTCAGGTCGACGATTTGGCAAAACCTATCTCTGTATATCTCGCTTAGTTGCCTGGGCTATTGAACGCCCTGGGACATTAAATTGGTATGTCACCCAAAATTACAAAGCAGCTAAACAGATTGCTTGGCGTCAATTAAAAATAATGGTACCGCCTGAAATGTTCGTTAAAAAGAACGAATCGGAACTCAGTGTGGAATTGACAAACGGTAGCGTAATTGCCCTCAAGGGTGCAGACAATGCCGATAGCTTGCGTGGTGTAAGCCTTTCTTCTTTGATTGTTGATGAAGCTGCTTACGTCAAGCAAGACGCCTGGGAGATGGTATTACGTCCGGCGCTCTCTGACCAAGGTGGTCCTGCCTGGTTTATTACTACGCCTGCAGGTCTCAATTGGTTCCACGATTTATGGGAGCAAGCGCAGGATCAGCCTGACTGGTCAACGCATAGCTATACGACTATTCAGGGCGGCAACGTACCTGCTGAGGAAATTGAGGCGGCGAGACGCACTCTCGATGAACGCACGTTTCGACAAGAGTATCTAGCGAGCTTCGAGACGCTAACAGGAAGGGTGTATCCTGATTTCGATGGCGATAATATTGATGACACCATTGGAGATATGGGCGGTGAAATCCTCTTGGGTTGCGACTTTAACGTGGGCGTTATGGCTGGCGTTTTGGGGAGCCGCGTCGGTGACACTCTGCATATATGGGATGAAGTTGCATTGAAGCAATCCAATACCGACGAGATGTGCATGCATCTCAAGAATAAATTCCCTAACCGTCAGATTGTGGCTTATCCCGACCCAACGGGTTCAGCAAGGAAGACCAGTGCTGCTGGTGAAACGGATCATGGCATCATTAGGAAATATGGATTTAAATGCATCAGCCCCAAGCATCCATGGGCAGTAAAAGACAAGATCAACAGCACAAACTGGTTGATCCGTACCGCTCACGGTGATTGCAAGATGCTGATCCATCCACGATGCAAGAACACGATCAAGGCTTTAAAAAACGTTACGTATAAAGAGGGAAGCGAGGATTACGTGATTGACAAGACTGCCAACATTGAGCACTGGACAGATGGACTTGGGTATCTTGTATTAGGGGCGTTCAATCAAGTCAAGCCTTGGACGACCAATCAACGTAAAGCTCCGAGGGTTTGGTAATGGCACGAAGGTACGTCAGAGACAGCAAAGGTCGTTTTGCTAGCACTGGTTCAAATCGTGTTTATTCACAACGTGCTGCCAATACAAGGCTTGCCGGTAAATATGGGCAGGCAATTAAAAAGAACGATGGTGACTGGGAGCTAATAAAGCCTAATCTTCCTGTTAAGGGAGTTGCACCAACGAAGAGCACACGCAGGACATCTGCAAGAATGTCTAATCTTTACAGAGGAGACATAAAAGGCTTAAGGGATGATCTAGAGCTTTTGGTGCAAGGATCACAAGATAAGGCGATGGCAAAACTAACGAGAGATATAAAGACTGGAAAGTCTAGAATGCCCAAAGACGAAAGGCAGGCAAGGCTAATGCTTCAGCGTAGATTGCGTAAAAGCGCTAAGTGGAGTGGAATTTTCTAAATCTGATGCGTAATCCAATTGGCTTATACCCTGTTCGTGAGTCGGTAAGGCTTCACCATCAGTTTGAGCGTCGTCGTGCTGCTGCTAAGCCGAACATGACGATTCAGAAGACCGACCCTTACCTTGTGGATCCTGTATTAACAGGCGAGTATGTCCCGCCGAATGAGGATAATGAAATTACGATGCAGTGCTTTGATTTAAAAGCATGGCAGTCATTATTAGGTAATTTTGTCTGCTGTAGCGATTATAAATTTATTTGGCTGCAGTGCTACGTAGGAACAGGTGAATATGATAATGCGGATATTCAAGATGCATTAACTAACGTATCAATTTGTGATGATCCTAACGTGACGTTTGGTGATCAAGAGTTTAATAATGCTGAAGTGACAATGGACATGCTGTCAACAGAAGTGAACTCAGGCGATACGT